GAGGTAATTGCACAATACCTCCGCGTTGCCACAGGCCGGATTGTATCCAAAGATCAAACGATAAAGCATTTTGTTTACGTTCAACGGCCTGGCGAGGTCCTCCTGCTCAAAGACGTGTGAGCAAAATTCTAGCTGTGAGGCAACCTCGACTTTGAACCCCAACTTTTGATAAGCGTTGATGTTGGAGTTTGGAGACTCAAGTGCATCGTCTCCCATGGCTATCGCCCAATCTGCGCCGCAATGAAAAGCGGCCATTACTCGAATCCTGGAATTGGATGAACTCGTGTTGTAAGATCCAGATTTTTGCACTCCAGGATGAGTTTGGGCGTACAAGACACCGCCGGATGTGCAAATCACAGAGTTTGTGATGCACTTCAACCAGCACGCCCTGAGGCGGCGGGTTAGCTCGTTGTTGTTGATTGTGAGAAGATTTCTCACTTCCATGTCGTCTTCGAGCATCCAGTCGGCGACTGACCAGTCAAAACCGGAACAGTCGGTGGGTACGATCTTGTTCCTCCAGCCATGAATGACTTCTGCTGGGGAACACCCTACTGTCTTGGACAGGGATTCTATGAATTCGCGTGCTTCCCTGTCTGTGGATAAGCCGAAACCGGGCTTTGAAGGGATAGCTCTCCACAAAGCTATCTCTCTTTTGTTTTGTGCCTGAAACAAAACCCGGGCTACCAGTTGATCTACCAGCGAGACTGACATGATGAGGCGGTAGCGCCCTTCATCAAGTTTTGCCTGCTTGTGCGGTTCCCCTTTGACGAACAAACGAATCGGGTCGCACAATCCTTCTCTCACTAGTTGTTCAGGAGTCATCTCCTGGAAGTCAACCTGGGACATCTTCTGTAAACGGTTCCAGGTCAATCGCGTCAGGAGCGGCAGGAATTTGGGGTCTTCAACCATCTGACGATGAGTGTCTTTGTGAAGAAGCTTGTATGGGAGACCTATTCCTGCATCGAGTTCTAGTGAGTTGACAGCCTCCTTGAAATCTTTCAAGAAGTCGGACCAGATGAGGCTGCCAGAGGAGCTGGTGTGTGGGGCATTAGTTCTACACGGTTCATATGCCTTGACCACACGATCAATGACGAGCTTGCGTTGTTTTTCTGTCGGCTTTTCCGCTGACTCAGCTCGTTTAAGCCAGCGTGCCGCTTGGAGTCTCAGACTTGTCTCCTCGGCTTGGGCGCCGAAGGAGGGCCACCCGAAACCGGCGACTTTGGACGCCATTTCTGGGTGCTCTGAGATGATGCGCTCTCCCCATTGTGTGCTCTTCGGTTTTGGGGGATGGTATAGCGCGGGGAGTTTGCCGCATTTCCTGAACCCTGGGATGTCACTGGTGGACTCTTCCCATTTGTATGCGGCTTGGAAGAAGTGTTCGAGGTCTTGCGTTTTCTGGGCGACTTCTTCCCTCCGTTCTGCTGCTGTTTGTTCTGGGCTTGACGCAGCAGTTTCTCCTCCACCCTCGTTGCAATGGAGCTCAGGTCGATCTTTTGAATCAACTGCGAGACGATGTTGTTGAGCAACTCTTTTGTAGATTCGTCTTGCTTGAGCAGGGTGGATTCCGGTGTTTTTAAGTGGTCGGCGCCACTTGGCTCGTTTCCCTGGTCTGGAGTCGGCTGATCAGCAACCGTAGCTTTCTCGACAGTCGAAGCTGGAGTCTGCTCTTTTGCTGTAGCGTTCTCAACAGGTTTATCAGGGGGAGGTAGTTTTGCCTCAACGACAAAATCATCCTCTTCTTCAGCCATTTCCCACCAGTATTTGCCGCTGGCAGGTTTCCACACTTTGGGCTCTGCAAGGGTTTTCTCGTACACCTCCTCGGCGTAATCAGCAATGTCTGAAACGTCGGCGTCGCTAAAGACATCTCCTTGCAGAGACGGAGACTCATACACAAAATTAGGCGCTGTCAACCCCTTGACAGGGGGAATTGGCGACATAAGATTGTAATTCTTGGAATCGTCTCCGTACACGTGCCCTTTATGCACCCCTACTATAGATTTCCCATTCCAGTAGGGGGCGCCACTGTAGCCCTTCTCAGTGTTACTAAGAACTGTGGCATAAAAACCATCAGTTCCTGTGACTTTTGCGTTGTGCATCATCCACTCCTTGTCAAAAATGAAGAAAGACACAGCTCCTTTGTTGAGCTGGTTGACTGGAGTGAAGTGGGCTGCTTTGGCTCCAAGGATGGACTTCCACTCAGGTGGGCCTCGAAGAAGAACAATGTCCATCGCATTGGCGGGCAACAGTACTTGGAATTCCGTTAGAGGGATCTTGATACCATTCCTGAACGAGCGAACCTTGAAAGAATCGCTTATGCAGTGAACGGATGTCATGAGAGCCTCTTCCCCGTTTTTCAATCGAACACAGGATGCATATCCCATGTGAGAATCATCGGGGTGTACTATCTCAAGCACTGAGTGTCCTGGTGGTGACATGGGGACGGCAAAGCTTTTGAAACCTTGGACCATTTTCTCGTCCCCACGTGAAGCGAACAACCTTCTGTGAATGTACGTGACGGTCCTATATATCATGAGAATAGGTGCTACGACCCACCAAATTTGAATGAATGAAAATAATTTTCTCATTAGGTGGTAGACCATTGATGTAAGGACGACCAAGAGACAGATTATCAAAATCGGTTTCCAGGCCAGAATCGTCATCGTCATGATCAAGCGCGTTATGATAGTGAAAGCATAGACGTACAGCTTGATCAGGTTCCATAACAGGCTGTTCAAGAATTCGACTAACAAACCTTTCGTGTTCGAGAAGGTGTACTCCAAGAACCGATCGGAAAGTGTCGTAGCCTCTCTCGAGAAAATCTTGCAATCGCGCCACATCTTGAAAAACATCCAAC